TTTGAATGTAATTCGTGCCGTCTCCCCAAGTATATCCGCGTATTCTGTACGTTTTACCAATTGTTAAAACGTTTTGCCCTAAATATGCGCCTGAACCTGTTCGGGTTAATTGCATCCGCTGACCTTCTCCGCCCGTTGTTTTGGCGGCTGTTAAATTGTATTGCACCCAATCAGCTACTCCGGTTTTTTCCATGTCGCCGTCAACCAATAACTGCTTTTCTTGATTTTGGAAATTTGCCGCAATGCCAATATTAGCCGCGCTTAATATCGTGGCTAAGGTTAAAAATGCAACAAAAAATTTCTTCATCATAAGCAAAGTGAAGTTGAAGTCGGCGTTAATGTCGGGCTAGTGCTGGATGTTGAAAATTGCCATACTCCGCAACCGTCTGCTGTTCCAACGTATATTTTTGTCGCTTGATTTGCGTTGCCGATTTTTAAGTTTTTGTAAATATTAACTGATTCGTTCTGTACGGCATTGGCTGTGCCTGTGTTCTCGCCGTAAAAACTCATAAAATATTCCGTGCCCATTGTAATAACGGCATTATTGCGCGTACCTGCCGCTGGTGTGGCTGACATCGGAAAACTCATAAATCTATACGGTGAGCCCGGGTCGGTGGCACTTGTTAAACTGCCTGTATATATAGTTCCACCAGCATAGGTGTTACCGTCAAAATAAGTGCTTCCGTCAAATTCATTTGTGCCTGTGGTATATATACCCGTGGGCGTGTGTCCTGCTGTTCCTGCACCTTGTTTTATCAATCCACTTGTATATATGTTTTGCCATGATAAAGACGGCGAGCCTAAGTCGTAAGTATCGTCTGCACTTGGCACTAAATTACTTGACGCTACACCGTCGATTGTTGCTGTGGTGGCCGTAAAGGTATCGGCGTAGATGTGGCTAATACGGTCGGTATTAGAACCCAAAGTCCAAGTTGAAACCATCGGTTGCAGAGCTGTCCCAACCAATTTCCACAAGGAAACTTGCGGAGAAGCTATCGCTGAAACTGAAATGGGAATAGCAACTAAAGCAACAGCAAGAATGGCTAATAATATTTTATTATATCGCATAATATTAATCTGATAAAGTTGCTCTTACAAATAAAGTTCCGTTATTACCGGAACCGCTTTCTTTCGCTGAAATTTTTACTTCATCTGCAATGATAGAAAGATTGTAAACTCCTTTATATGTAGTTCCTCCGGTACTGGTTCCGTCTCCGGGAATAGCTACAGGTATTCCATCGGTTGAATCCTCTCCTTCTGTGTATACGTTCATCGAATCAGTGTCCGATAACGCTAAAGATATCGGGCTGAAACTCGTTCCTTTATTAGTCGAAATTTCAACTAATACATAAGCAATTCTGTCGGTCTGTCCTGATTTCGGGACATAAACAAATTCCAGCTGTAAATTTTGCTGATATTTACAGCTTAAAGTTTTTGTATTCTCCGTGTAATCATCTGTTAAAGTAACTGGAGCGCTGGGTGTTCCTAACGCATTATAAGAAGACTTAAAAGTATTTTCATTCATAAAATTGTTATTCCCCCTTCGCCTTTAATGAGTAGAGGAGGAAAGCTACTCATTAAGGACAAGCGGCAAAAACGCCAAATTGTTAAAAGTAAATTATTCTGTTATCACGTCTTCTTTCACAAGTGATTCACCGTTCATATGAACGCGCTTAGCCTTATTGACTCCATTTTCATCCTTAAAGCGTTCAATGGTGACAATATCCGTGATAACTTCTTCGTTCTTCTGAACTTCTTCATTTTTAATTTTAGCCATATCTTTTCTATGAAATTATTTAAAATTAAGAAGCAACTGCTTTTCCTGATGAGGCGTAAGTAGGCGAGCTTGGAGCCAAAGTGAAAATATTTTCACCCGTAGCACCAAGTGCTGTTACATCAACCGAGTAACAATCCTGATCTATAATTACCTGTCCTTCAGTTTGAGCTGCACCGAAATCTACACCTAGCGCGGGAGTGGCAGAGCCAAGAATATTGCTTATAAATCCGCAACCTTTAATCAAAAGCATACGTTCTATATCCGTAGCATTTGCACCATATACGAATCTATTAGCAACATCTCCACATTTGCGAGCGAAAATACAGTTCTCGAACGTAGTATCACGAAGTTTTTTGCCTGTTCCGGCTAAGCCTCCGGTAGCTAAAACGCAAGCGCGAATAACTGCGCCGGAAATAGCATTAGCTGTTGATCCAATCCAACAATTCTTATAATGAGAAGAATCACCATTTGCCACCAATTCAGCAGCACCTGTTTCGTTCAAATCTGTTGACTTATAAATTTCACAATCTTCGACGTAAGTGTATTCACCGCCGTCAACAAAACAATATAATCCTTCAGTAACTGTATTCTCATTGATAAATTTAATTCCACGGAAAGAACAGCGTACGCCTGTAACCTTGATTGTGCCGATATCCGTAGCAGCTGTTGTTACGCCTAAACTAATCTTGGTCGATTGTCCATTTCTGCGGTGGATACCCAAGAGCCAATCCAAACCAATAAAATGCACGCGGTTATTTGAAACCGTAAGCGAGGAAAAATACATTGATATAGCCAACAATTTAGCAGGCTGGGGAAGGAGAGCTATATTCCCCTTCCCCACTTTCGTCCGTCGAACCTGTTTTAATTATTTTTAGCTTGTCGGACAACTCGCGCGGTATGGTGCAGCTGAAAGGACAACTGGTTCATAGGTAGCAGTGCCTTTAGCTTTGCGGTTGTCATTGTCGAAAACGATACCGCCATTACTAACTGTCGGGAGAGTCACATTTGGATTCTCCGTAACAGCCAAGTAAGCACCAAGATTCATAGTATCAACCATCATCCACCAATCGGCTTTTGTGGTGTCTACTGAACCCTGATTATCTGAGTCCAGCCACATTAAACGAGCAACACGGTACTTGTTTTGTTGTGGATTCATAACGCCAGCATGAGCTGCGTCAACAGGAGAAACAGATTTCACAATGCGCAAAGCGCGGTTGTGATTAGCTTCATCTGATCCTACAACAATCAAATCCGGGAAAGCTGGTCTGCGATTACCGTTATTATCATACGTCTGTTGATTGTACAAAGTTTGCATGTCTTCAACAGAGCCTGGAGTCATGATAGGATCATTGGCTAAGCGCGTACGATAGGTAATGACAGAGTTTGTGAGAGTGTGGGCAGAGTAGAAAAGTTGAAAACCATCACCAGCTGCGATATCTACTGAACGACCATCAATATTAGTGTAAGTCGTAGCTGTACCGAATGTGAAAGGATGGATAAGATCCAATTCAATGCGGTAGCGAAGGGAATAACCAATATCCTGATAAAGCTTCATAGCTTGTTCTGGATATTTGTTGTGGTATTCCCAGTGCCAGGTAAACTGCACGCCCGAAGAGCGTCGTTTAACTGTGACTGTCTTGTAGTAACCAGGAGCAATTTCATTTGTATTGAAATTGTCGCCTTCGTCTGTTTCACGGGCAAGCTGCAAGGCAGTTAATGGTTCTTCATATTGGAAGCGATCACCAGCGCCAGAACCTTCATAGCGTGTGATGTAAAGCATTTTAGCTGAATCGTGAGAGGATTCAAACGATCCGTAACCTTTGGCGAACATTATTTTTAAGTTCGCCACAAAGTCTACCAACGAGGCTGTATTGCCAAGAGAGGTAGGAAATGAACTTTGAGACATATATTAGAACTTAAAATTATGCTGCGCCAGTTTGGGCAACGGGGAGTAAATAACCCTTGATCAAGGTAGCTGAGATATAACCAGTAATTACGAAACGTCCAACTGAAGAAGCGTTATCGTTTACGGTTGAAGCATCTGTCAAATCAACGCGTGTTCCAACGTCTGTTTCTGCAGCAGAAACTGCTGTGGCATAAACTTCTGCTGTAGCATGTAATGGAACTAAGACTGGCTCGAGGGTGTTAGATGCGTAATCAGAATCGCCAGAAGCAACTGTTTTTTGAATAATTCCACAAAGTTTTGTAGTAGACGAAGTAGCGGCAACAAAATACCCAGTGGGTGATGCTGGCCAATCTACTAAAGACTTATTTGCGAAAGCAGTTGAAGCTGTCTTCTTGAAATAACGCAACTTCCATTCTCCCAATTTAACTGGGACGAAAGTCATATTTTCAATTTTTAATTAAACGAATAAATGACACTATACTGAGTGTCTTGACTGAGCGTCTTATATGTTTCCTCCTTCGCTCGTCCCTCTATTGGATCAGGCGTAGAGGTATCCCGTTCGGTAAGTTCCGTACCGTCGGCTCTCCTGTCGCAAGAGAGAAAGCGTACACCGTTTTATCCTGGGTGGTCAGGAACCTTTTGTTGCCGGAGCAGGTTCTCCGAGGCTTAATCAGCTCCCCGACATTATGTCAGGGAGCCTCAAAACTTCTCAAATATGCTTTTGAATACAATGAACAACTTAATTATACCTCAGCTTCGGACTTTTGTAAAGTTTCTTTTTCTGCTTCTGGTTTTACTTCTTTTTTATCTTCAGCGTATTTAGCTTCTAAAACCTGTACAATATCGTCTACTCGCCACGTATTAAATGGTCTGCCAATATAGGATTCTAATGCCTGTGTCTGCCATGCCTGTAACCTATCATTTACCTTGCGCAAAAATGCCCCTCTATCTAAAGTGTCAACTGTTATTTCATGCTTCTTACAAAGCTCTAAGAATTCTACCTCAAAAGGCTCAAGACCAGATAAGTCTGGAGTCTGACCGTGTTTTTCAAGCATGTCTGTAATATGTTTGATAGTCAGCTTTGTCATGAAATCAGATATACCATAAGCGTGGTTAATGAATTCTTCCTTTATCTGGTTGATACGATCAGCAACTCTTTGGATAATGTTAATAGTTTCAATCCAACGTGGGTTGAACTCATCAAGTTCCTTTAGAATACGGGCTTGCACACCGTCCGTAGCATCTTGAAATTTGCCAGCGCGATTGAGTGAATCTTCTTGGTTTTCAGATTTCATCCATTCCCATTCTTCTTCATGCATAACCTCATTAGGTGGAAGTTTATCATCAGCAAATTCAACACCTACAGAGTAATGCTCTTCTCCGTTTTCTCCTTCTGGTTTTACAATGGCTTTTACCAATCTTCCATCATAATAAACTTTGTCTAATTTTTCAAACATATTATGGGTTTAAAACGTATACCTTAACTTTAACAGTTCTTGAATTAGAAAAATCTTTACCAGGATTGCCGCTCTCTTCTACTTCCTCTGTGTAGCGTCCAACTTGCATTTCAATTTCATCATTGTATTTATATTTGTGAGCTGGAATCCATTGGTTAAATTCATTGTGCGCCAAATATCCCACTGCCTTGGCAGGCACTTTATGGGCTTTGCGCAACTGACGGAAGAGCTGATATGACATTTCATGCTCTACTCCATCCTCTGTGGTAAAAATAATAAATTGTAGGTCAATATCTTTTCCTGCTTCATTTGTTACGACCGCTGAACCTGGCTTCTTTTTCCAATCAACAATAACCTTTCCATCATCAGTGGTAGCTAAAGAGAAGAAAGCGTCTGCTGTTTCTGGCTTCTTATCTAATTTGACACCAGTCTTCTTGCTAAACTTTTGTAGCAAACTAGACATCCTGGAGACTTCACCTTGCATTACTGCTAGTTGACGTTTGATAGCTTGATTTTCTTCCATCACAGATTCTCTACCATCCTGAGTCTCATCTAAAGCATCAATTTTTGTTTCGTCTGAAGTGCTTTGAGCATCTTCTTTATGATTCGGTATTCCTCTGGGCATAAATTATAGTGTTGGCAAATTGCCATATTTCTTAAGTGCATCATCATTAAGAGCATATTGACCTCCAAGACGTGAAGTCAGCTCCACTGCTTGACGGCGCTGGCTCTCAGGCACGTTACTAGAGCCACGCTTCTCTTCAACTAAGAAAGCTCCTTCATTAGAAGCAATAAATGGTGTTCCTTCAGAGCTAGAAATACGCTGTTGCTCTTTAATATACGAAATAGCTAGGTCAACACTTACGCTTGGATCATTATTGGCAGGCAAACTCTTAACGGTGTTAAAGATCAAAGCTGCAGTTTGTTTAGTAACTCCGGGAATAGATTTTATCTTTGAAATAATTCCCTGTTCATAGCTGTCATTCTTCAAATCTTCTTTAACCTTCTTAGTTATCTCATCTGGGTCAAAACTCTCATATTTCTTTTTCAAATCAGCCATCTCAATCTCTAAAGCTTTGCGTCTGCGCCTCTCATCCCGCATCGCCTTGTCTTTGTTCTTTATAATCTCAGCATACTTGTCCTCTTTATCATCTTTCTTTTCTTCTTTATCTTCCTCTTCTTCATATTCGCTCTCTTCTTCATTTACATCTGTAGGCTTCTTCTTCTCTTCTTCATCTGAAGGTTTAGAGGTTGGCGCTTCTATTTGTTTTTCATTGTCTGGAAGATCAGCAAAAAGATCTTCCTCCTTTTCATCTTCTTGTGGTTTCATAAATTGTCGAACTGTTGTTCAGAGTTTTCTTCATACTCTTCAGACTTCTTATCTTCTGAGAGCTTTTCAAAATACTCTTTATTTAAAGCCTCAAAACGTGCATAGAGTAACCGCAAGTTCTCTGCTGTCGCCATACAGACATCATAGTTTTCACGGTTAGCATGCTGCCATACTTCATATACAGCTAACTCTATTTCGCGTTCAAAGGCTGGTGTGTTAAATATATTCGCTATCTGCTTGAGATGGTCAAAGTTGAGACTTCCATCCTCTTGCTTTGAATAGTCTGGAGCTGACATTCCGCCCTTCGAGAAAGGGTCAAACTTAAAACCGAAGCTCATACTTTCTTGTCTTTTACTTTTTCAGTCGCTTCGTATTCTTCCAAAGAATCCTCTTTATTGTATCTGATAGCAATGTCTTGCCATGTCTTGCCGTCATCATATGAAACGGTTAAACAATCAGCTTCAGCGATATCGGTTAAAGTATAATCAGAAACAACTGCTCCATTAACTTCCGATTCAACCCTGAAAGCCTTTTTGTTTTTAAGAATATAACTGATAGTTTCCAACTGTTTACTTTTGGCTAAAATTATTTCACGTCCTATATTTCTATCTGAGAATATCATATATTTGCTCTATCAAGATTATTCATTTGTTGCTCAGCATTAGCAGGAGCAGAAGGCATGCCTTTAGGCAAAAGTCTTTGCCCTTGTGATTGTTGCCCAGGAATAGCAGGAACTTGCGATGCAGTTTCATCCTGCTTAATTAAAAACTTTTCAGGATCTTTGCCATCGCTCACAAGCAAATCACGAGTTACTACTTCTCTATCAATCAATGGGTTACTCATATAAAGTACATAGTCTTCTCTAGCTTCTTGTCTATCTGCCTGTTTACTCTTGCGTTGCGAAGGATTGATTTGTACATATACTACATGCAACATTTGACAAATCATCTCAGGGTCTAACACATACCACTTCTTAAGATTGCCGCGCTTCTTGGACTCCTTCTCGTCCTCGCTAATAGCTTTTAACGCTCCAAGCCTTTCTTCTCCCTTGGGTATCTTAGCAAATACCACCTGAGCAGTTCCGACACCGCCTAGGTCAGAGACTCGACCTTTTGAAGTAAAAATATACTTAATGCCTCCTACGGCTTTGCTAACAGAGTCATCAATCGGAGCTAAACCAATCTCAGGGTATTTCTCCATAATCAACCGCATAACTAACTCAGCCCTCTTTTTACGAGCATAAGCTACAGAACTAAACACATTGTACATTGTACGCAATGCATTACGCATCTGCTCGCGTATCTCATAAGCTGTCGTGCCTGCTCCGCTCGAGGATCCTCCAAAGATTGGTGGCACAACCTTGTCCAAGTTCATATCAATGAACTCCACCATAGCCTTGGCGTGATTGATCCCGCCTTTGTCTTGTATAATTTGTTCTACCTTAAACTCAGATCCTACAGCTGTGACTTTACCAGGAGCGAACATGTTACGGTTAACAATCGAACGATAACTTGCAACTAAAGGCGGTTCAAGTTCTTGGCGAGTACGATCAACCAAAGCATTATAAAAGAAGTCTTTCAAGACTGCGTCATTGTGCAGACGTTGCACAAAAGAATAGCCATAGGCAAAGTGCGGTGCAAAGTCATATAGCTGTGCCAAAGTCACAGAGTATTGCTTATCTAAAAACTTGCTTGGCATTGGCAAACCAACCGGAGTCACAAGCACGCCATTACAGATCACAGCATATTCGTCATCCCAGATATTCTCGTAGACTAAACAATGTACTTTGTTGCCAACTGTCGAGTCTTCTACTTGCCCTTCTGTGCGCATGCTTGTCCATTCCCGTGTCACATTAGCCACAGGTTTCACGTAAAGCTTGAAGTTTTTCCACTTTCCAAAATATTGCTTTGCTAAAGTGTAGTCTAGCACAAACTCTTTCCACAAATGCGGCTGTAGCTCTATGAAAGGTTGGCTCACATCTCCCAGCACCAAGCGGTTCAGCGGCTGAATGCGTGTCCAAATCTTGCCGTTGTATTCCAACTCTGTGCTCGAAGCTGCCTCAAAGTTGCCCGCCTCATAGTCTATCTTCTTTATGATTCTGCCTTTCTTCTGCGGAGTAAACCAGGTCACCTCCTCTGAAAGCGTGCCGTGTGTAAGAAGATAAAGGGTAGCCATCTTCTGTTTGCGGTCATACTCATCCTTGACATTAGCATACTCAATAAGATGCTCCAACGGAGTCTCGATTTCCTTAACACGCTGCCCATACATCTGATAGGAATGCAATTCTTCCTCCAGGTTAAGGTCTGCCACAGCTGAGATGATAGTATCTACCTTATCGCGCTGAGTAGTGATGCGTGTATTGTTGCGCCAGCGGTCAAGTCGCTGCTGATTGAACAAAGCGTAGCTATCAGCTTCGTTCTGTTGCATATACTGCAACTTGCTTTTTCGCTGAAAGAAATCGTAAGGCTTAGTGTCATTGTCTAAGTCTTTCTTCCACAAGCCTTGCAGCTTTGACAAACATTCTTTCTCTTGTCCTTCAGGATTATATTCCTGCTTAGAGTTCACTTCCTCCTCTAAGGATAAATAATTCATAATTTATTGCATTAATTCACCATTGTTATACTCTAGATTCAGAGCTTCGTAAACTGGTGCATCAATATAACGTATCTTAGATTCATTCTGTGCCCATTGCATAAGAGCATCACAATAATGTGAGCACCAGTTATGTTTAGGAGCAGCCAAAAACACCTTGCGGTCTTCGTCAAACTCATACTCATACTGTGCAAAAGCATCAACAAACTCCACCAAATCTTCATTAATCCATAAGCGTTGGTAATTTGACCGCACAGCTGATACTGCGTCCTCTTTCTGCGAAACACGCTTCACAATGTTAACATCTCCGTTGAGTAGTTCTGTCAAAACCTCTTGTCTTGTGCGACCAGTACTTAACTCTCGCACTCTAGCGTCATGCGGTAAAAAATGCCCATTGTAAGTGTAACCTTTGGAATTCACAACACGTGCTATCTCTTGTAACGAAGTGTTATGCGTGCCAATCGCATCAATTATTCTTGATTCTCCTCCAAGCCTTTGAGCAAATAACACCACAATGTAGTCTGCAATACCTAAATCCCAGTAAGTCTCAACTGGCAGCTCCTGACTATATTCCAGCTTACATATATGGTTTTTATCCTTTAACCATTGATACTCTTTTCCAAAGATAGCACCTTCGATAATAGCCATTGGCTCCAACTCAAACTCCTGCAAATACTTGTTGAGTTTGCCTTCCTTCTCATAACGTTTTCTCTCTGACTCCAAAACTTCTGCTGGTAAAATGCCTGATTGCGAAGCCTGTAGCCAAAGGCAGTACCAGTCTGGATCTTCTTTGTTGTTATGAAAGAGGCGGTAAAGATGGTTCTTGCCCTTGATAGTGCCGCTGAAAGTAACTGGTGCCAAAGTATCAATACAAGCCGGAGCTACGATTTCATTAAAAACATCAGGGTCATGATCTTGATATTCATCAAAGTCCACACTCCATATCTTAATTCCACGTAAACCTTCGCTCTCGTTCGGACCAGCTCCAAAGAGCCGCACAATGCTATTGTTCGGGAATGTCACGGAAAGTTCAGATTGATTTATCTTGGCTCCCGGAATCTTAGAGGCAAAGAATTGTAGAGAACCCCAGGCGATAGTTTTAGCCTGTTTGAGCTTCGGCTCTATGATAGGGTAATAACGTGGAACATTTCTCCACATCTCTTCTTCTGCTTCGCTCTGCGGCTTTATACCTCTTTTAGCAAGCTGCCCAACAGGATCTTGCAGCGCCTCCCGTATCTTGTTATTGATAATAGCGGTTGTCTTGCCGGCACGGCGGTGTACCACAAGAACTTTAAATCTTCTATCAGAACGATGAAAGGGCTTGAATGCCTGCCGTGGGGCATAAGGTATAACTATTTCACGCATTACTCAATCCATTTAACTAAAAACTCTCCGCTTTCGCCTGTGCCTCCCATTATGTTAGGCAGGACTTTATCTACGAATTTACCTAGCAGTATCTTATCTCCTGTCAACGCTTTATACAAAAACATATCTCTAACAGAATACTT